CACAGTAGATGCACAACCATCAACTTCGCAATTAAAGGAAAGCAAAAAGCAGACATCGCAACACGCTTTTTCAAGCGTCTTAACACAATATTGCAAAGAGAAGGAATAGAAGCAGATAAGAAAGTCCTTGCTGAACTTATTAATAAACATTTTCCTGATTGGAGAAGAGTTCTTAATGAGTGTCAAAGATACTCTGTAGGAGGAAAGATAGATAGTGGTGTACTTGCACATTTTAGTGACGCAAAGGTAGATGATCTCATTAAAAAACTCAAAGAAAAAAACTTTACTGAAGTATGTAAATGGGTCAACACTAATTTGGATAATGATTCTGACGTATTACTGCGTCGCATTTACGATAGTCTTAACAAATCCCTTGTCCCTAGCACTATTCCTGCTGCCGTTCTTACTATTGCAAAATATCAAGCCTGGTTAAATGTTGTGCCAGATCAAGAAATAAATATGATTGCATGTCTTACTGAAATTATGGCTGAGTGTAAATTCAAATGACATGTTTCGGATGGTTTGGATTAACAGTTTTATTTTTAGGACTTAGCTCAATCGTTATCACAGTTGTTTCAATCATGGAGATTTTAAAATGATTTTTTTATCAAAACCATCTATTTACCATTTACCTGGTACATGGGAAAAACAAGATGATGTTCTTATTCAACATTTAAACCTTACACCTGATCAAGGATTAATTTTATTCTTTGGTTTAGTTTTGGGTGGTCTAGTTGCTTATGGAATCTATCTTACATTTGGAGCAGGTAAGAAGAATTTGAGAGATCAGATTGACGAACATGCTAAAATGCATGAACTAGGCATCGCACATGGACATGGAGGAAATAAAGAAGCTTATGAGATGTCTGGTAAATTAAACCACGAACACGATTAAAATATTTTTTTTATTATGATTATTAGTGAGGCAGATGCTACATGGGCTGCCGATAAATTTATTGATTATTTCAAGAACTTTAAAACTATTGAGGACTATTTGCGTCATGCAAAGAATGAAGCAATAGGAAAAAGGACAGTTATGCTGCCTGGATTTTCTCATAAAGAGGAGTTTTTAAATGAGGATATTCATCCTAATGAGATGGAGTTTGAAGTAAAGGCAGTAGGTGATAGATTTGATGATAATATTAGTCAAAAACAATTTATTGAATATCTAACAGCGACTTCTTCTCATGTGATAGAGCATAATATTCCTGGTAGGGAATTGCGTTGGATGGTATTTGAAAAAAGAACTCAAAAGATAATGGGATTTATTCGTTTTGGATCCCCTGTAATTAATTCTAAACCTAGAAATATATGGTTCGGCAAACAACCTGACCTTTCTATGTTTAATCGACATGCAGTAATGGGATTTGCGATTGTTCCATCTCAACCATTTGGATATAACTATCTTGGTGGTAAACTTCTTGCCCTTATGTGTATTTCTCATTTTGCAAGAGAAGAAGTAAGTAGAGCATTTGAGAAAGATATAGCTTTATTTGAAACTACTTCTTTATATGGTTCTACTACATCGGCATCACAGTACGATGGTCTCAAACCTTTTATAAGGTATAGGGGTTTAACTGAGAGTAAGTTTCTTCCTTTATTGCATTCTGAATCTTTTCATGAACTTCATAATCATTTTACTTATTTGAATGGTGGAAAACCTTTGACTGAGAATAGAGCATCTTCTAAAAAGTTAAAAAGACAAACAAAGATGATTGCTTGGATTAGAAATTCTTTGAAGGAGCATGGTAAGGATGAAAAACTTAAAGAGTTTAATTCTATTATTGATCAGGCATTTAATCTCACTCAAAAGAAAAGATTTTATACTTCTGATTATGGGTATAAGAATGTTAGAGAGGTTATCTTAGGAGAAGAAGATAAGTTAATACGTGGCCCTAATTGGGATAAATTCTACCTAGATAACATTATATCTTGGTGGAAACGTAAAGCAGGGAAACGCTATGAGAAACTTAAAAAAGAAGGAAGGTTCAGAACTGAGGTCGAACTCTGGACGGAAGATAATAATATTCAAATAATACGATGAATCCAGAAGAAAATCCTTTTTGGGGTGAGCCTACTCCTACTGATCTGTGGGATGATATGAAAAAATTAGATGATCTTTATGAGAAACTTGAGTGGGATCATAGAGATTATTTGGAGTTTGCAATTGAAGGTAATCATATCACCATTCGTAATAAATCAAAAGAGGGAAGATGACAGAATTAAAAGATTGGTTGAACTCTATTAATTTTAATAAGAAAAATCTTCTTGAGGAAGATCCTTCTGTCATTAAAGAGTATCCTCCGTTTATTGTTAATCGTTGTTTGTCAAATCATGTTGATGCTATCATGTTTGCCAATGAGATGAATAAATATCCTAATTTAGATAAAGACATGCAATATTCATTTTATCTAAATAGTCTCAGGAAAAGAAAAAGATTCTCTCCCTGGCTCCGAAAGGATAAAGTCACGGATTTAGAAATCATTAAACAATACTATGGTTATAGTAACGAAAAAGCATTACAAGCTCTGAAAATTTTAACTAAAGAGCAAATCGAATTTATTAAACAACGACTTGAAACTGGAGGATCGAAATGACTACTACGGTAGAACCTGAAGTAAAGTGGTCTCAGGATCAAATGGTGGAGGTTCTTCTTAATGAACCTGATGACTTTCTAAAAGTTCGTGAGACTTTAACACGAATCGGGGTTGCATCAAGAAAGGAAAAGAAACTTTATCAATCCTGTCATATACTGCATAAACAAGGAAGATATTATATCGTTCACTTTAAAGAATTATTTGCGTTAGATGGTAAGTCTGCTAATCTTTCATCTAATGACATTCAGAGACGTAATCGCATAGCGAGACTTTTATCTGATTGGGGATTGATATCAGTTGTAAAACCAGAATCTGTAACTGATATTGCTCCTTTAAATCAAATTAAAGTTTTGGCATATAAAGATAAGGGTGATTGGATTTTAGAACAAAAATATAATATAGGAAAGAAAGTTAAACCAACAACTGAAGAGTCTTAGATTTTGTAAACTTTTACCATTTTTTAATAAAGTTTTGTTTAGATGCATATATAATATGTGTTCAAACAAGAATAAAAAATGCTCCAAAATTAAATTTATTATGTTCATTATGAAAAAATACACTGGAGGAAAAATGCACAATTTAATCTCGTACAACAATCTCAAAGCATGGACATCCTTAAACAAGGATTCAAATGGTGCAGATCAAGTGACAGAATACTTTGAGTGTATAAGTGATTGCAACACTCAGGATAGGTCAGCTATTCAACATTGTAGAACACTTTTAGATTAGGAGGATCATAGTTAAGAAAACCGAATAGTATGGGGAGGGGTATCACACCCCTCTTTTTAATGCTTTGTTGTATAATTAGTAATGTACGCCGTAAGGGTACAAATTACATACTCGCTTATCAAAGGAGCTACTATCATGAGTAACTTAACAAGGTATCATGTCGAAAATCTTCCAGACTTTATGAAGATAGTTCGACAAAATGGAATCGGAATGGATGATTATCTAGACCGTTTTTTTAATGTCACCCCATCACAAAGCAACTATCCACCCTATAATCTTATCAGTGTAAATAATGTTGAATCTCGTTTAGAGATTGCACTCGCTGGATTTAAAAAGGAGGAGGTGCATGTTTACACAGAATATGGTAAACTTATCGTTGAAGGTAAAAAAGAAGATAAGGAGGAATCCGAGTATATCCATAAAGGATTGGCTCAAAGATCTTTCTCAAGAACCTGGACACTCTCAGATGATACTGAACTCAGGGATGTCAAATTTGCAGATGGACTCCTTACCATTAAATTGGGTAAAATAGTTCCAGAACACCACGCACGAAAGGATTGGCTTTAAACATGGCATTATCTAAACAAACAATAGACCATCTACTAGAGGCAGAAGGTAATCTCAGAGCAGCAGTTAGATGTGCTGCTTCGAGTGAAAAACCCATAGTGGTTACTCAACTATCTCAATTGCTAATGGACATTGAGAGAATTAGAGAATTTGAAAAACTGCAGGACATTGTAGATGCGGAAATTCAAAAGAAAAGAGAGTCTTGACAGACTCTCTTTTTTTTCTTATAATATAATGAGGTAGATGTGAATTATGACAATCAAACTTGTGTTACTAAAATCAGGTGAAGATATCATCACTGATGTAACTGAAATGGCTGTCGGAGAAGAGGGATCTTTAGAGACTCCTAAAAGAGTTGTAGGATATTTTTTCGATAAAGCATGTGTAGTAAAATTAAAAGAGGGTCAACAACCAACTGAAAATAAATCTGCTTTTCAAGTATCCATGTTTCCGTGGATGCCTTTATCTGCTGAATCTCGTGTGCCAGTTCCTGCAGACTGGGTAATCACTATGGTTGAACCGAAAGAAAAATTAAAAACAATGTACTTGGAGGATGTAGTAGGAAATGGCAAAGGTAATAAAGATAGTTCATCTGACAACGAATCAAATACTGATAAGTCAGATTGAAGAGGTAGCTGCTATTGACATAGGGGAACCAGACTGCAAATTATTAAATCCTTTTTTAGTAAAAGAAAACGAAGTTTTAGAACCTTGGTTGCTCAAACTAACTAAAGATGATATATTCATGATTAGTTCTGATAAGATATTAACTCTTGCAGATCCTACTCCCACTTTACTTGAAAAATACTTAGACCTTACAGAATGAAATTCTACACCAATGTTCAACTAATTGGAAATCAATTTTTGGTTCGTGGAGTTGAAAATGGTAGAAGGTATGAACATCGTGATGAGTTCTTCCCTACATTATTTGTCAAATCTAAAAAGAATACTAAATATAAAACGTTGAATGGGGAATCAGTTGAAGCAATCAATCCAGGCACAGTTAGAGACTGTCGTGACTTCTATAAGAAGTACGAAGATGTTGAGGGATTTGAAATATATGGGAATGACAGGTATATCTATCAATATATTTCAGAGAAATACCCAGAGGATGAAATCAAGTTTGACATATCTAAAATTAAACTTGTTACTTTGGATATTGAAGTTGCGTCTGAGCAAGGCTTCCCTGATGTTGAATCGTGCGTGGAAGAAATCTTGGCAATCACAATACAAGATTACACAACTAAGCAGATTGTTACTTGGGGCAGCAAACCCTTTCAGAATAATAGGAATGATGTAATATATCATCATTGCCCTACTGAACACGAATTGCTCACATCATTCATAAATTATTGGATGCAGGATGTTCCAGATGTTATCACTGGTTGGAACATTCAACTTTATGACATACCTTATATTTGTAAAAGACTTGATAGAATATTAGGTGAAAAGTTGATGAAAAGATTTTCACCTTGGGGTTTGGTGAGTGAAAGTGAAGTTGTTATTATGGGTAGAACAAATACAGTATTTGATGTTGGTGGTGTTACTCAATTAGATTATATTGATCTTTACAAGAAATTTACTTACAAGGCACAAGAGTCTTATCGTTTAGATTATATTGCAAAGGTTGAGTTAGGTCAGCAAAAATTAGATCACTCTGAGTTTGATACCTTTAAAGATTTTTATACAAAGGGTTGGCAAAAGTTTATTGAATATAATATAATTGATGTGGAACTTGTTGACCGTTTGGAAGACAAGATGAAACTGATTGAACTTGCATTGACTATGGCATATGATGCTAAGGTTAATTATAATGATGTGTTCTATCAGGTACGGATGTGGGATACTATCATCTATAACTATTTAAAAAGGAGAAACATTGTTATTCCTCCCAAGAATAGATCAGCAAAATCAGAAAAATACGCAGGTGCTTATGTCAAGGAACCGAAGCCAGGAAAGTATGATTGGGTGGTTAGTTTTGACCTCAATAGTCTGTACCCTCATCTTATTATGCAATATAACATTTCCCCAGAAACCATCAGGGAGACTCGACATCCCAGTGCGAGCGTTGAAAGGATCTTAAATGAGGAGGTTGTCATCAATGAAGATTTCTCAGTTTGTGCGAATGGAGCTCAATACAGGAAGGATGTTCGAGGCTTCCTTCCTGAACTCATGGAAAAGATGTACGGGGATAGAGTTATATTCAAGAAAAAAATGTTACAGGCGAAACAAGCGTATGAAAAAACACCGACAAAATTATTGGAGAAAGAAATTGCAAGATGTAATAATATTCAAATGGCAAAGAAGATATCTCTTAACAGTGCTTATGGTGCTATTGGGAATCAGTATTTTCGATATTACAAATTGGCTAATGCTGAAGCCATTACCTTAAGTGGACAAGTTTCTATCCGTTGGATAGAAAATAAAATGAATGATCACCTTAACAAAATACTAAAAACAAATGATATTGATTACGTCATTGCTTCTGATACCGATTCCATTTATCTCAATTTGGGCCCTCTGGTCGAAACTGTATACAAGGGAAGAGAGAAAACTAATGAGGGCGTTGTGGCGTTCCTTAACAAGATCTGTGAAATGGAATTTGAGCCTTTTATTGAAAGTTCTTACCAAAAATTGGCATCCTACGTAAATGCCTATGATCAAAAGATGCAGATGAAACGAGAGAATATTGCTGATCGTGGCATCTGGACTGCTAAGAAAAGATATATTTTAAATGTATGGGATAGTGAAGGTGTTCGATATGAAGAACCCAAACTCAAGATGATGGGTATCGAGGCAGTTAAATCTTCTACACCAGCACCTTGTCGCACAATGATTAAGAATGCACTTAAGATCATGATGAATGGAACTGAGGAAGAAGTAATTGATTTTATCGACAAGTCACGTAAGGAGTTTAAGAAACTCCCACCAGAGGATATTGCATTTCCAAGATCAGCATCTAACGTTGTTAAGTATCAAGCACATTCCACAATATATGCCAAGGGAACTCCCATACATATACGTGGTGCGTTATTGTATAATCATTATGTTAAGAAGCATAAGTTAGACAATAAATATTCTCTCATTCAGAACGGTGAAAAAATCAAATTTTGTTACCTGAAAAAACCTAATATTATTCACGAGAATATTATTTCGTTTATTCAGGATTTTCCTGTCGAGATTGGTCTTGACAAGTATATTGATTATGATCTACAATTTGACAAAGCCTTCTTGGAACCACTTAAAATCATTCTTGATGCAATTGGGTGGAACGTTGAGAAAACTGTAAACCTAGAACTCTTTTTTTCCTAATGGAATTACCTATTAACGATAAAGATTTGGCAATTATTGTATCTGCACTTTCTTTAGGTGGTGATGCAAGATTATATCATCTTTTGAAAGGAGTAAAAGAGGACAGAGCACTAAAACAGAGGACTAATTAATGGATTTTTTGAAAGACATTGTAAAGGAGATTGGAGATGACTACACCCAACTCGCATCCGATATTGATGAAACTGAAAGATATGTGGATACGGGTTCGTACATTTTTAACGGACTCGTTTCAGGTTCTATATTTGGTGGCGTATCTGGCAACAAGATTACTGCTATTGCTGGTGAAAGCAGTACAGGAAAAACTTTCTTCTCCCTCGCAGTTGTCAAGAATTTTTTGGACTCTAATCCTGACGGTTACTGTCTCTATTTCGATACTGAAGCTGCTGTTAATAAACCATTACTCCAGTCTCGTGGCATTGACTTAAATAGACTTGTAGTTATCAATGTGGTAACTATAGAAGAGTTCCGTACCAAGGCCCTAAAGGCAATTGATATATATTTAAAGACCAACACAGACGAACGCAAACCATGTATGTTTGTGTTAGACTCCTTGGGAATGCTCTCCACCGAGAAAGAGATCAGAGACGCACTTGATGATAAGCAAGTTCGTGACATGACTAAATCTCAACTTGTTAAGGGTGCGTTCAGAATGTTAACCCTTAAACTCGGTCAGGCGAATGTCCC